TCTGAGAATTTTGCTGTTTGAATAAATGCTCCTTTAAGTGTCCACTCTTCTACTTTATCACCAACAGGACCCAAACTGTTAAATGTGATATCTTTTTTGTAGAAATCAGAGTAACCATCACGGCCCGTTACTGATTCGTGGTGTAATCTTACCCATTCCATTGCTGCTTGTGCTGCTGATGGAACTACTGGGTCATATAATGAAATTGTTAAATCACTCCATTCACTTCTACCTTTAACATATCTTCTAACGTTAACGTGGTCGATTGTAATCTTACCGTTTGTTATTTCTGGTCTGTTAGCGGCTTTTATTAAGTACGCTGGGATACCCTCAATGTACATAATAAATCTGTTCGACATCTTCGGTTCGAATGATGTGAACATTACTTCTGTTGGGTCTAATAATTGTGCCATTTAGTTTTCTCCGTTTCTAATTCTTTATAATAAATATAGTTTATTTCAAAAAATAGTTAGTCCCCCTTAAAAAAGGGGAACTAAATTATTTTATACTATTCTGGAAATGCTGCTCCAGTTGGTAATACATTGAAATCAAGTACTATAAACTCTGCTGTTTTTGCTGGTTGTAAGAATATCTCACCTACCATAATGTTTCTATCTATAACATCAGGAGTGTTGTTGGTTTCATCCATCTTCACTCTAAATGCGTATAAACCTTGTCTTTGTTGAATTGATTCTAAGTAAGGATTAACAATTGATAAAAATCTGTTTCTAGTAGCTGCAGTGTTGTTTTCAAACACTAAGTATCTAGTTGAAGAAGCGATAAACTTCTTAACAGCAATTAATAATCTTCTTACATTGATTCTATCCAATGCAGATGGTTTAGCTTGTAATGTTTTCTGTCCAAATACAGTTACACCTTGACCAGGGAACGTTGCGATAGGATTCAATCTACCTTCGTAAAGTGCATCTCTCTCAACTCTCGTCAATCTTGTCTTAGCTTCAATTACTGAAGTTAATCCACCTCTGTTCAATCCAGCTGGTGCGAACCATTCAGCGGCCACTTGGTCGTTAAATGCTATAACACCTGGAAGTACAACGGATGGCGGAACCCAAACAGGTTTGTTTTTATCTGTATTAAGTATCTTAACCCAAGGATAGTAAGAAGCAACATAGTTTGAATCAAATGCTTGAACCGCGTTAGTTGCAGTTGAGATTGAATCACTCCATGCTGATGCATCCATAATAAAGAATGTATCTTGTCTATCTTCACACATATCTTTAGCAAATACTGATACTGAAGAATGTAATCTGTGTATGATACCCGGTAATACTAACATATTAATATCAAATTCATCAGGATTAGATACTGAGTTAATTGCTTTTCTGAAAGCTATTGTACCAGTTGCTGTATTAGATGAACAATCATATCCTTGTGTATTTCCTGCAGTTATATCGTTTCCTAAAGAAACTACTCTATTTGGTTTGTAACCATCAAAACCACCTTGAAATGGTACGATGAATTTTCTAGAGTTGATTGATGTAATTGAATCATTCAATGATATTGCTGCTGTATTTGGTGATGCTGATGATGGGTAGTTAGCACCTACATCTTGATTATTATCACCTAAATAGAATGCCGTACCTACTACTGCCGTTGCCGAATCAGGAGTTGGTGATAGGAAGTTTCTATTATCCGTTCCACTAAAATCAAAATCATATCCAAAGAATTTCTTAGGATTATAAGATTGATTAATTTTTTGTTCAGATACAAAAGATGGATTTGGTAATGCAAATGCAGTTCCAAATGGATTTTGTAATGCTGCAAATCCAAAAGGTACTAATGATTCATCGATACCTTTATCACTAACCGCTGTTGAAGCTTCTACTCTAATATTTTCTGAGTTGTTTGGATAATCACCATTTGTTGATAATTTTCCATCTGCATCTACAGTAATATATTTATCACCGATTACTCTTACGATGTAATTTGGTGAATCAGGATCTAAATTAACTCCTTGAAATTGTTCAACTAAGTTAGGTCTGATATCTGAATCAACTACTCCTACGAATGGTGAACCAGCAATCTTGTCTTGGTCTACTCTTCTTACAACTACTGTAAATGAACCATATTCAGAACCAGGAACCGAACCAGCTGGTTTGATATCTTGTATTCCTACTTTGAATTCATAGTTAGTTGCCGTACCATGTGATAATGTATGGAACTTAAATAAATTTGTTGTGTTACCACCAACTTTTTGTGATGTAATAAAAGGTGTTGATGATTCTTTATAAGCTTTAGTGTAATCTACATCCTTAGCAAAATCTAACGATACTACTGGAATTTCTCCAGTTGCAAATGATGCTGATTGGAATGTTTTAAAGTTATTTAAAACATATCCTTTTTGAGCTCCTTTTGGTGAAAATCCAAATGATTTTGTGTAATAATTATCATTTGTTGGATTTAATGATGCACTAAAGTTAGTTACTGCAAACGTTGAACCTGATAAAGCTAATGTAAATAAAGATGCTGATACATTAGTAGAACTAAATTGGTCTGCTACTGATGAACTTTTAAATACATCTACATCAGATGTTATTTGTGTTGTTGGGTGTAATACTGCAGCTACTTTAGTACCATGTGATGATGATATTGTTAACGCTACAGGGTTTTCAAGTGTGTATCCATCCTGTCCTAATACTCTTACGATTGTTGCAGTACCTGCATCTTCCAAATAAGTTTGAGCTGTATATGGTAGATATGAATCTTCTGTCAATCCACCGAATACTTGTTGAAACTCTTGAAAGGATGATACTGTTGTTGGAACGAATGCTGGTCCTTTTACTGCTGAACCTATTAATGCTGCTCCAATTTCACCAATCCCTTGAGGTAGAAACGACAAATCCTTTTCTCTTGTAAAAACGCCAGGACTTACTATTCTTTCTGCCATTTGATTCTCCTATTAATTTTTTTGGTTTATTATACTAATAAATACTCTGAAAATTGTGAAACGATATATTTAAGATTGTGGTGTAAAAATACCAGTCTCTAAATCGAATTCACCATCTCCGTATTTTTCTTTTAATTCACCTGCTAATTTTATTTCATCTTCTCTAAGTTTTATATACTTAGTTTCTTGTTCATTCTTAAACTTATCTAAATTAGCTTGTTGAGATTTTAAAATAATGTTCTCTATTTCAATCTCACCTAATCTAGCAGTTATTAATGAAAAATCATCTCTAAAACTCTTAACTTTTGAAATTTCTTCTTCGGTAAATTTTACTACTTCTTTTTCTTTTAAATTTTCTACTTTTGACATAACTTTTGATTTTGTTTATACTATATGTATATAAATATGAAAATATTTTTTCAAACTACGATTTTAGAGAACTTTTCCAAACTATTTTTGAAGGCCCGAATACTTTTTTAGTATTTACTTCATGTCCTCTGTTTTCAGGAACTAAATAAGCTTTAGTTGTTAGTGTTACATTACTTCTTACAATTCTTTCTTCACCAACACCATTGGTTGTCTCAAAGGAATAAGATTCACCTTTGATTTGAAACTTATATCTATCTCCAAATGCACCACCTTGAAAGTATATAATCTGTTCTACTAATTTATTTAAATCTTCCATATAATCACACCATACTATTAAATCATACTGTATGTTTACATAATCAGGTACATCTACTAGATATTGTTCTTTTTTTGGTGGTAACATTCCTGTTAATTGAGAAAATGCATCATACCTATTATTTCTACTATATGACTTTACGAATGGTCTTGTACTATCCTCATCGGTAAGTACTTTTAGTTTTGAATATTCTGTATTAATATCTAATGAATTTCTTTTGAATGAGATAAGAGGTGTTTGTACCTTACCATTACCATCTTTCATAAACCCATCTCTTTGTGCAGATGACCAGTTTTCAGGAGATGCATACATTACAGGTACAGTAATAAACTTTCCACTTTCTTCTATAGTTGGTTTTACACTATTTTCTAAAAAAGATTTAAATGCTAAATCAACATCGTAAATACCAACAGATATATTTTTTACATCATCATTTCTTCGTGATATCTGTCTTGCCTTATTTAGTGTAGGGTCATCTGAAGTAGAACTTTGAGTTCTTTTCAAATCTACTTTACTATCTCTATTATCTCTGTATTTGTATGCCATTTTATATTCCTACAGGTAAATCATTATTATTTTTATTAACACCTACTCTAAAATCATCTTTTAATTTTAGTGTACTTCGTTTAGCAACGTGAGTTTCACATATAATAGATACACTATATCCTTGTCTATCCCCACCATCCCAAGTTTCAGGATTTTTACCAGCAATAAATTGATTTTGAAATATTACATCTACTATGTGTTGTTCATCATTCCATTCTATAACATCACCTAATTCAGGAAATATGTTTTTTTCTTTTAGAATATCTCTAAGGAAATAGAAGTTTACATTTCTAGTGTAAGATGAACCAAACTCATCAAATATAGATTCTGCATTTGTTCTATCAACTAATGTTGGAATTTTTACAGGATTATGAAACATTTTGTCCTTACCCTCACCATATAGATTAGATTTGGTTTCATCTATAATTACTTTATAGAAATACACTTCAGTATCTATAATATCTGTAATTAACTCTTTGTTTATTTTACTAAACAGAGCCATATCTCTCTCACCACCGAATAATGCCATAATTTACCCTATATAAATTGCTCTCGGAACTCTATTAAGAGTTGATTCCATTGCTTCTGATTCTTCTTGTTGTGCTTGTAATAATGCTTTTCTAGAAGTAGCCTCTAAGTTTTCTCTTAATTCTGAAATTAAGATTTCTTTTTCTGATGCTGCTTCACTTCTTAAATCTGCACCATCTAATGTTATTTCTGAGTTAGGAATTGGTACTGAACTAAACTTAGCTCTTACTGCACCTAACATTTCTTTAGCTAATGCTAATGTGTATTTCTCAATCCATCGTTTTCCAACGTGATTTATACTTGTATATGGTATTCTATCATATTTTGCGTTTGAATAATCAGATACTACTGAATTCGCTACTACTGAATTATTTCTTTCTGATTCTAATACATAATGAAAGTGAATTTTGTATGTATTATTTGGTATAGGAAATATTCTTATTCTATTGTTTTGTATATCAAACCCATATTGAGATTTACGAACCTTATCGTTAAATTCAATTGCTTGTAATCTTAATAAATCATCATAAAGTGGTTGCATCATAAATGAAACACCTGGTGAGTAATTACCCCAACCAAATGTATCCATCATTTGTTGTGAACCTAAACCAGTTCCTACAAATGGGTCAAAGTATCT